TGAGACGTTGACCGTCTGCCCAGAATTGGTGACAGAAGAAATGATCCGCGACATCCCTGCATTTGCCCCAGCGGTGCAGGCAAGCTCTAGGCCAGTCAAGCTGCCGTAGTATGTCGAGGCGTAGACATCTAGAAACGGTCCGCGAATCCATGAGGCGTTGAGGTTTGCCGAAGATGCGGTTCCCGATACTGCCAGAACCGAAAAGCTGAACTGCTCGTCGATCAAGACACCTGACGAAAAAGCAGAGCTGAGTGTCAGCGATTGAGTCGTTGCAACTGTGGCAGTGCGCGTCTCACCTGTGGTCTTTCTGGTGACGTTGAATGCCGAGCCACCGGCCAGCCAGTATTGGTCCGTGGCCAAGGTCGTGCTGCTGGTGGCCGCTGATGATCGGAAAGAACCAGGGTAGGACGGATAGCCCGTGGCAGATGGATTGTATCCCGTCAGGTATCGAATCGAGTTAGTGGCCAGCCCTTTGATGTTGACTGTCGAATAGCTAGGGAAGCCGCCAAGAATTGTGAAGCTGTCGGAGTATGGGCCAACAACATTGCTGGATGTGTTGTTGAAATTTAGCTCTGGATGCACACCGAGCCAGTCAGACACTGGCGTACCAACCTGAGCAGCGTTGCTTTGGCCAATAGAAAGCAGAAACTTTTTAACGGCCATTGCGTGTCACTACCTAGAAATGACGATATTTGCTTGGATGGTGATCGACGGTGTGGTGCCAGATGAAATGACTGCCATCCCGATAAATCTTGCATAAGTCACTACTTGACCTTCCATCGTTGTATGAGTGCCAAGAGTAGTGGTGTTGTTACACGACTCAATGTAAGTCCCCAAAGGCTTATTGACACTAGATCCAAACGCGCTGCCCTTGCCATAGGATGATATCGATAGGATGTTATCAGTCACTGCTGCTGCTGTTGGCCCGCCATAGATTATTGCCTGATAGAACTCATCTCCGCTACTAATGTCGCAATCCGTTATACGATAGACAACGTCAAAGTTTACCAACCCAGTGCCGATGTCGATGATTTGAGCTGCGCCAGCTGTGCCGGTAGTGGTGACTGGTCCAAATACTAGAGCTTGGTCGAGCGTCTGATCTAATGTGTTTTGATTCATTTTGTTCCTTAAGCTGCTGGGGTGTTAGTCCCCCAGCTGGTTTCTAGTTACTTAGCTAACGTCAATCGAGATAAACGCAGAGTAAGTGATCGACCCCATTGTTGCGCCAGTAATGAGTCGTAGAAAGACGTATGGACAAGATCTTGTGTCACCACCGGTCGCTGTGATGATGTTCGTGCATTTCAGCATGTATCGCCCAGTGGTCCGATTGCCAGGTGGAGTCAATCCGCAAATGCCTGAAATCGTGCCTGTGGCTCCAATCTCTAACATATTTACGACGTAGAGATCACCACCCGATGAAGCATCAGAGCCAGCGACCGTGAACTTGAATGTCCCAGTAGCTACGGTCATTGCTGTAACATCGATAACGACCGTAAAGTCAGTGGCCCCGTTGCCCAAATGCAATCGAGCCGAATCTGTGGTGACTGCAGTAGTAATCGCAGCTGATCCAGCCGCCCGAAGGACCAACCCAGAATCTAGCGTGCCGCCGATTGGATATTGACTAATTGAGAAAGCCATTTGATTGATCCTTAGTTATGCGACTGCGGACACATCGGTAATGCCATACACGCGAGACACACAACGGACGCTTTCATCGACGAGGCCGACAGCCCAATCAATGCGCGTGCGATAGACTGGCGCAGTTGGAATCTCGCCAAGATCACGGACGCTGATGCCGCCCATGCCTTCGATCAAATGCACGCCACTCTCGCCGAGCGCAATGCAGTAGACCGACTGGTTGGTCGTATCTGCTGGCGATGCACCGCTGGTGTTGCCGTTCTCGTCCATCTCAAGGATGTCGAGGCCGTTGTAGGTGTAGACCTGCTTGCCGAACTCATCGCGAGTAGTCTGGATCGAGACGGACGTGCGAAGAAATGCGGTGATGTTACGGCGCATCGCTTGGCTCATCACGAGCACACGGCGACCAGCGACGTTATCGACTGCATCAATCGCTTCGTCGAGCTTCTTGATCGACAGCGGACCATTAGACATCGACAAAACGTTGGTCGCTGCGACCGGAGCCAGTCCGCCATAACGAGCGCGGATGCCGTCGAACTCAAGAGGGTTCGTTGCGAGCGATGCGGACATGATCTTTGCGCCGACCGATTGGCCAAGGGCAATTGCCTTCATCCGTTCATGCACGCTGCGAATATCTGGACCCATCTGCTGGACCAGTGCGCGGTCTACGTCCACTTCACCACCAACGAGCTTGAGTGCTTCGGTGCGAGTTTCAACGTGACCCTCGCTTGGGGTAAAGGCCGCATTGACAGCGCGGAACGCTACCGACGGAAGGTCGGCCTGACGAACCCAAGCATAACTATTGCCAGGAATAGTCACGACAGGCATGGCGCGAAGTAAGGGAGACGATTCGGCAAACGAAGACAGCACACCGGCTTTCTTGTATTCGCCGTTGTTAGCTGCGAGCTTCGCAGCTTCTAAAATAGTCAGAGCCACAGTGAACCTCTAATGGGTAAGAGATGACCCCAAGAGATCTGGCGCGAAGTGCGCTAGGCTGTGCTTTTATTCGCAAGGCCAAACAGATCCCGAGAGGACAAGATTGAGTTGTCTTTCATGGATGCTGTCGGCGTGCTTCCCGCATGCTGACTGCTGGTACGGCCTCCCGCCGCACCGGAACCGTTGAAGAACGCCGCATTGGATGCGTCGGCCCTCAACACGTTGGCAAACTCCGCAAAGGTCATGCTTTCGCCTGACCCCGATTTGCCAGTGATCATCGGCTTTCCGTCAGCATCGTGAATCGCAACCGCAAGCGTCCCGCTATTGGTCCGGTCCACCTTGACATGCCGTGCCTTGATTCGATCAGGCAGGTATTCCATACCTAGTTGATTTGCGCCAGCCTTGGCAAGAGCCTCGCGCAGTTGGCCATCGACCAGCAGCTGCTCGGCCTGACCGCGAAACGTGTCGCGCTCGGTGTGTGCGCTGCGCAGGTCGTTTGCCATCTTGGCTTCAAGCGTCTTCTTGAATTCGTCGATCTCTTTCGATGACTTCAGTCCACCGCCGCGCAGGCGTTCCAGCGCGTCGAGAGCAGCCGCAGGGTCATCGATGCCAGCGTAGTTCCGCAGCTTGACCTCGTTGTCCTTGCGGGCAGATCGCTCGTCTGACAGTGCTCGCTTGAGGCCCACCAGATCCTCGATGCCCCAGCCTTCCTTCATCGCGCCAACCACGAACTTGCCATTGACTTCCTTTGCGATGTCTCGCAAGCCTTCGGGCAAATCGTCCAGCTTGTCTGCGCTGATGGTCAATGGCATTGGTTTTAATGAAAAGTGGTAGAACTTATTTGCAAGATAATTCCAAAGAATCTTTCACAACTTCTCTGATAACTCGGCCAGCGACAACTCCCGCCCATCGGTCCCGACCATGTCGATCATGGAAACCTTGCCCGCTCGCCATAGGGCAGCACGACCAGCACCGAGCGCATCGTTCTGGTCTGCAATGCTTTGCGTCTTCATCCAGTCGCCATAGCTTAGGCTGGCTGGCACCTGACCGTCCATGCTGGCCCGCGTCCCCATGTCTACTTTGATGCCGCGCCTGGCCAAATCTTTGTAGCTCTTCAGAACCGGTGTCACCACTGATCTGCAGTTCGGGTGCGCTGGTGGCCGCTGGCCAGAGTCGATCGGAAACGTCTTGCCGTCGAGTGATCGGCAGATCGCACTGGTGCGCGTGTCGAGTGTCGAGACCCACATCACGCTATCGATGATGTCTGGGTTTTCGGCGTATACCACCTCGCGAGCCTGTGTCGATACCTGATTCGATGCCGTTCGCACAATGGTCGCCGCATGGTTTCGCGGCACATCGAGACTAGACCTGACCCGTTTGATGATCAAATCTGCTGGCTCGCCAATCGCTAGACCGATCCCGATCTGCCTGGTCAGGTTTCTTTTTGCTGTCACTGCCAAGCCGGCAAACCATTTGCCCAACGGCTCACCAAGGATCGGCCTAGTGACCACCTGCTGTACTGCATTCAAATTGATGCCGCTCACCTCGACCTGCAATTCTTTTGGCACGGCAACCTGCAACATGCGCCGCGCCCAGTCTGCCTCGCCCTTCGCAAGCGATCGCAGGTCGCTGCCTGTGTCGAGCTTCATCTGCTTTGCTGCTTCGTTCAGTATCTGCCCGACATCGATGATCAGGTCTTTGTATCGCTGCGTGGTCCATGGCCCAGTGTCCATGCCACGGCTGTTGATCTTGGCCAGCCTGCGAGTGATGGTCGCAACCAAGTCAGGATAGACCTGCTGGTCGAGAAACTGCACCATGCGACGGCTAGCACCTGCGCCATATCGCTGCACCTGGATCGCGTGCCTGATGGTGCGCTGCAAGATCTCGTCATTGACTGCCACCGCTAGACTGGCTCACTTGCAGGTGCTGGCATCAAGCTGCCTGACAGCTCGGCCTCGGCCTCGGGATCGAGGTCATCGCTATAAAGTCCTCGCCTCTTCGCCTCTTCGAGATACGTCTGCACCGTGATGCGGCCAGCTGTCGCGTCGGCTTGCAGCGATGCAATGTCGGTTTGCTTGCCGCCGATCAACGAGAAGTCACGGAAGATCGAGATCCTCCAGTCTTCTGGCACCGTCATCGACCGCCACGCAGCGGCCATCTGGTAGCCATTCCACAAGGACCACTCGACCTCCTCGGCCCAGCGTTGCGCGTCCGAAGAATGCTGCAGGTCGGCACGCACTTCGCCCGTTGCGGTCATTGGGCCGCTTGACCCAGCCAGTGGATCCATGCCAAGCATTCGCATCCGCTCTTCAATGTGCGCCAGATCATCCTTGCCTGCCGTCAACGCCGCACCCGATACCTCGACGTAGGCAAGGTCGAAGTCAGGCGATGACGACAACGCCATCGCACCGGCACCTAGGCTGATTCCGTTCTCGACCTCTTCTCGCGTCATGCCTTTACCGCGCAGAATTGCGGCTCGCGCATAATGCAAAGCCCAAGACTGCTGGCTGCTCGATTGCCAGTGTTGGATGTTTAGCCAGGCGAGATTCAGTAGCGGCGGCTTTTGCCAAAGCTTGCCGACTAGGACGATGGGCAAGCCGAGTCCAGGGTATCCATGCGGCATTGATGTCTTCAACACATGGCCATTCGTCGATGAGTTGGCCAGCATGGCCAGCGTCACTGGGTCGGTGCTAGTGCTGGTGACTTTCCGCTCCCAGCACTCAACAACGTCCGCAGTCCATACCCAAACTCGCTCGATGGTCATCTGCGAGTAGTCAGGCATGGACTCATAGACCGTCTCGCGATAGCGCAGATGCGTGACCGTCTCGCGACCTGATGTGATGGTGGTATCACATGCGATGATGTTGTCCGGTGCGATGCGGACGAAGTAGGGACGAGCACCGACCGCCTGCTCCTGCTGGATCGACATCGGGTTGCCCTTGTCATCTTGTGCGTGGACATGGTCCACGATGAATATGGCAAACCCACGATCAACTCGGTCCTCGTAGAGCATCGAGCCAAACATGGTGAGCGATGTGCCGCATCGGTCTGCGTCGTATTCGATCGCATCTAGCGGCGAGTCGAGCTGGCCAACCGTGATGGCCTTCTGGAATGGCTTGCTCGCCAGTGCCTGAATCGTTTTGTCGTAGGCATTGAACAAGAACGTGCGCTGCAGCCGCTCAAGATAGACCTTGCGGTCCCTGATCTCGCGCCAGTCTGGAGGCGTGAACAGTTGGCCCTCAGATCGCATCTGGTCCGTGCCAGCTCGCAATGAGCGCAGCATCGGCCACCAGACGCGCTCGACTGATTGCCGCTGGATCGAGTAGGTGCCGACGTTGGATCCGTTTTTCATGTGATAGATGTCTTTGGAGTCCCACCAACTGGATGCCTGGCATGTACGAAGTAGCCGAGCGCATCGCTCATGTGCGTCAATTCAGGATCGCGCTTCTTATCGATCTCACCACTGCCACCAGCCAGCAAGACCACGCCATCGAGATCTCGCACAAGGTGCGGAGCTTTGCGCGGATCGACCAACAATCGAACTTCACCTGCGGCATTCTTGAGCCTGGTGTTCACGCTGTTAAGTCGGTCGCGCTCAAGCGGATTTGCCTTGAGCGATCGATCGCTCAGGTTTTGAAACGTGCCGCGCAAATGCTCGCGGATCAGTTCCCAGTCGGTGCCGTTGGTCGCACTGGTCTTGCGCGAGTTGCCCGTTGCGTCACCGTAGAGATGCACTGGTCCCTTGTGATGTTGCCAGTCCATGCAGAGCCTGCGGCACACTGCTGGCGTGTTGCTGTTTCGCGGGATGTGGACCTCGCCAATCACGCACGACGCATTGAGCTGCGGCTGATCTTGTAGCACGACAGCGATGCCTGGATCGACGTTGAAGTCGAAGCAGAACACCAGCGGCAGCGATGGGTCATAGGACAGCGACCGCATGTGGATGTTGGCATCCCACTGGTAGTAGGCTCGACCCTCAAACGATACGAAGTCGGCCTCGTATTCTTGACGAAACGTCAGCGGGTCAAGGTCGCGTCGGGCACTCTCGATTTCTGCGGCAGGTAGCACCTCAGAGCTTGCCCAGTGGAATGAGTCCCAGCCTTCGCGGGTCTTTGCATCGCGCCAAAGATCGTAGAAGTGGTTGCGTCCTTTTGGTCTTCCAGTGAACCAACACCAGCCGAGGCGATTGAGCGTGGACAGCGCAGGTCGCAAAGTCTGCGGCCAAGCCTCGGCCTTGCACTCGGCGTATTCGTCGAGCACCGCACCGTCTATCGGCATTCCTTCAAGGCGTTGCGGCTTGTCGAGGCCAACCACCATCAGCTCGGCACCGCACCGCAGCTCGATGCACAGGTCGGAGTAGCTGATGTTTTTTGTCTGCCATCCAGGCTTGCCGCCTGGGTAAGTGTGGACGAGTGCCAAAAGATCCTGCCAGAAGATTCTCTTGGCCTGGTCTCGCGTTGGCGCACACGCGACGAACTTTGCACCGTCTTGGATTGACGAAGCAGCAGCCCAAACGATTCGCCGCTTAGATCGCTCAGTCTTGCCGCTTCTTCTGCCGGCAGCGATGACGCGAAACCTTGCGTTGCTTTTCAAAAGCCGCACCTGTTCGGGAACGTCCGAAAGCTTTGTCCAACGAGAATCCATCAGGCTCCGCCCGCTTCGGCTATGCGACGGTTGGCATCGATCATCTGCGCGGTGATTGTCTCTGCCGTTGATTCGGTCATTGTCGGCTCACGTTTCGCCCAACGCTCTGGCCACCTGCGCTCAAGAATCCAAGCTGCAGCGGTCCACTGTTTCTCGGTGTGTCCGATGATGCGACCCAGGAACCCGCGCTCGGCTCCAGACTCTGCTTCTTTTATACGAGTGAAAAAACTATGGTTTTTTGCCTTGTGCTTCTTCATGGTCGATGGGTTAACGCCATGCGCCTCTGCGGCTCGATCAGGATGCAAGCCGAGCTTGACGGTCTTGATGATGGCAGCCTCGACCTCTTCGGTCATGACTGTCACCCTTCCTCTTGGCCTACCCATGTGTTGCCTTCTTGCCGGTCAGGTTCTCCCACCGCTGCACGATCACGTCGCAGTAGGCAGGGCTTATCTCCATGCCGTAGCACTTGCGCCCGAGTTGCTCGGCGGCGATGAGCGTGGTGCCAGAGCCTAGGAAAGGTTCGACAAGCAGACCGCCGTCCTGAGTGCTTGACTTGACGCACCGAGCAATCATCTCAACTGGCTTTGGTGTTGCGTGTTCGTGTCGCTCTTCTCCAGTCACTCTCTTGAACTCCCACACATCGGTCATGTTGTCGTGCGTATTGTCAAAGTACGCACGGGTTTCGTAGAACTCCCGCTTGAGTTCGTCGTGCTCCCGCTTGAATGCGTCGTGCTCCCGCTTGAAGGCGTCGTGCTCCCGCTTGAAGGCGTCGCCTTTTCCGAACGCTTGCAGTTTCTTGTATGCCTCCTCAGTCGGAAAACACCATTGCGATTTAGTGAAGTAGTGACCGCCCATTTGATTTCCTAGTGCAGCTTTCCAAT